ATCGTACTCTGCTCTCTCATGAACGCTGTAAACACGGTACAAAGATGAAATGGGACCCTCGGGGTTGTCAATATCTTTATAGTCATTTAACCAGTCGAGAAACTGTCCAAGCGTGTAGGGGTCGACTATTTGTTCTCCAGGACCTTGGGCAACGAACACGCCACGAATGTCATGAGAAGAGAGGCCCATCTGGGCAACAGACTTCGTCTTCTGCTCGCTTATGTAGTCATCGAGAAAACCGTCCAGGGCAGCACCACCACCCTCACGATCACGCAAGTCCTTCTTCAAAACCTCAATAAACTCATCCCACTCATACCTTTGGCCATCTTGCAACGACCTAGGATCCCTCCTCCGGGCATCAAAACGCACGAACTCATAGATATAGGGATTGATCTCCCAACTCTTGCCATTTGCAAGCTTCGGGGAATCTGCTTTCACTGCTTCAAGATTGAGCGTCACGTACTCGCGCCCGTTGTTCTCACTTTTCATCGTCACATACTTTGGCTTCACAAGGACACTCCAAGATTGGGCGTTCAACCTGTTCCACACGGCATCCGGGTAGGTTAGAGACTCAATATTCATGTTCAAGGCATTTGTACTCATCATCAAGACACCAGAGGTGAACATCGTGGAGTTTTTAGCAGAGAGGTCGGCCATATGCAGCGGGTAAGGAAATGGTCCAACAGAACGAATAATTTCAAAAAACTCAAGATTGGGTTGGGACACAGTATCACGCATTTGACCAAAATCATCCATAATAACCACAAATTGATTATTATATCCGTCCCAATACTCTTGTTCGACACATCGTTGGTAGATTTGATCCTTACAATCGTCTAGTCCTACGGATAAGCACAACTCAGTCGCAATCAATGACTGCAGGCGCGACTTTCCAATCTGAGATTCTCCAACCAACCAAATGGCTAGAGGAACATTTCTAACAGCCTTGAACTCAGGGAATTTCCCCTCGACATGACTTTTAAGCTTAGCAGCTTGGATCATCATTCTCTGCATGGCAAGTCTGTACTCGGGAGTCAAGGCATCGT